TAGTCAAACTACTGGTACATTTTCAGTTTGGGTTAAAAAAACTGGACAAGGAGCTTATCAAACAATTTATAATCATAGATATAATAACTCATACGAGTTTAAATTTATGTTTTTTAATGACGATACTCTTTATTGTTTATCACAACAAAATGGAACTAGATTAGAACTTAGAACACGTAGAAGATTTAGAGACCCAAATGCTTGGTATCATATAGTTTTAGCAGTAGATAGTACACAAGGAACAGCAGCAGATAGAGCAAAATTATATATTAATGGAGTACAAGAAACTTCTTTTAGTACAGCAACATATCCAACATCAGGTCAAGGTTTAGGTTTAGATGGTGGAGCTAGTTATTATTATAATCTTGGTAGTAGAGGTGATGGTTCTTCAGAATATTTT